AGTATAATAGTGTCATAATTAAACCCTTCTTCTGCCCGAATAAATTCTGTACCTACTAGGAATCTATCATGTGGCCAATGGAATATAATACTCAAATACCAGTCTTTCATCTTCCCTGACCTTTATATCTTTTTACATAATTCTTACTAGTCTTAGTTGCAGAGTTCTTTTTCTTTGAATGTATGCCTGGTCTTTTTCTTTTTGAAACTTCTCCTAAGTTTTCTACTTTTAATCTCATGTTATTTAATTTTATTTATCTTTTCATTTTTCCTAAAGTAAGTGCTAGTCTAGCTCTTTGAGCAGTCTTACCTTTACCTCTAGCTTTTTCTCTAAGCCAAGATTTTTTAATAGTACCATCTGGCTTTATAGCCCCTGCTCTTTTTGCAGTAGCTTTTAATGCACCTGGTTTTTTAATAGCTCCTTGAATCCAAGCCTTTCCTCCTTTCTTTAATTTAGGTAGACCTGTTGCAGGGTCTATCATAACTTCAGCTCTAGGTAATTGTCCACCATTTCGATACCCCATTATTTCCTTTAACCTTTTAGGCCCAATAACATCGTGTGCAGAATGTTCAATAGCACCTTCCATATCATACGGAGATTTTTTCTGCAATTCACCTTTTGCTGCATCAAAGAAAAAATGTTTAAAAAATGGTCCAGTTCCTTTATCTCTTACCTGCTCAATATGAGCAAGTTCGTCAACTAACAAATTAACGTCTTGATCATAAAAAGTTTTACCAGTAGACTTTTCATATTCACTTATCTCATCTGGTAAAAGATCATAATCCATTGTTTCTAAATAAACTTTATTATATGGTTCTACAGGGTTTACATGAGCTCTATTAGATAAATCAGAAAAGGATACTTGTGCATTAGGCAGTATATTAAATTTAGTATCGTCTGCTTCTAAACTTAAATAAGGTGCTCCTTGTTTAAAGTAATACTCTTTAGCTTTATTTTTTTGCTCAGGAGAAAGAGTTTTTGTCATAGTATTAAATACTGTTTCACTCTCATTATTTGGAAATTCATTTTCTTTATTAGTAGTATGTCTTTTTCCATTATAAAGAAAAGTTTGCCCTCTCCCTAAATCTTCTCTTGCTTGCTTAAAAGCTTCGCCAAAATTATTATATTTATTATAATTAGGAATAGAATCTAATCCTTCTTCGCTACTGTAACTATAAGTTTTAGGGTTTAAATATTGTGGAAGAGTGTTTACCAATCTCTTTGCATAATCTAACTCTTCAGATTCTGTAATTAAATTTTTAGCTTTATTATACAAATTACTAAGATCTAAACCATCTTGAGCTTTAGGTAACTGACCACCTGTTTGATATTCAGTTAGTCCAATCTTAGAGCCTGAAAAATACGAAGGTACATCTAATAAAGGAGTTCTTGAATTTTGTTGTTGAGTACTAGACTCTGCAGATTTATCAATAAATCCTCTATAAGTACCCTCATTATTTTCCCTAGAAGGTCTAGGCTGTCTGAACATAGAATTTTTAGCATTATATACTTTATTTACATAGCCAGCATCATACTTTGCTGGGTCAGGATTATCTATTCCTTTTATATAGAAATCTGTATATTCTTTTGTAAAAGCTTTACTAGGAGCATTGTGAGCAAGAGTTGCTACTTGATTTAAGAACTCTTCACTTTCATTTTCTCCATATACTTGCTTAGCTTTATCGTAGTTATCTAAATAAAGCCCAATAGCATTGGCTATATAATTTTTATTTGAATCATTCCACTCTTTTCCCCAATTGGCTTTTTTCATAGCTTCAACAGTAGAATACTCTTTCCCCATTGTCTCTAACCATCTACCAGAAGGAGCCTTCTGTCTAAAAGGACCTCTACTTGGGTCTGTAACTTTATCTGCTTTAGAAGGAGCTCCATACTGTGAGAATGTCTGGTGTACAGCTTCATCTTTAGGTACACCTTGAGCTTCTAGTAATGCTATTTCTTTATCTAACTTCCAAGTAGGTATTTCTGCAACTTCATAATCGGATAATAAATTTTCTATTTGACCTTTAACTTTAAGAGCAGCTTTAGCTGTTTTTAAACTTGACTCACTAGAAAACCCAGATAGAAGTGGGACCATTAATCCTGTAGGTACATCTGCAAGAATATCTAACACTGACACTTTTGCTTTTGATTTAAAACTGTCGTCTACCATATTATCTAGATTAGACTCTTGTGTCCCTATTGCTAACAAAGTTTTAAATACATCATCCAACCTTTCTTGTGGAACCCCATAGTTAACTACTAAATCTTTTCTTATTTCTTTATAAGGTTCTACTAACTTTTTATTAACTTTTTTTGTATCAACTTTTAAAGTACTCCCTTTGTCATCTGTCACTGCACCAGTAAATGGTAAGTCTAAACTTTCATCTGAATAGTTTGTAATATTCTCATAATTTTCTTGTTGCTTAATTGAATATTGTTGCTTCCCTTTATTTAAATTTTCATCATTTACTCTGTAAACAGCTGAAGGAAAATAATTGTATCTTTCTGAAATATCAATTATTGGCTCATCATACAATGTACCAGCTATATTATGTCTCACTATAGGAATACCTTCTGGTGTTTTTCCTACAATTATACCACTATGTCTAGCAAAGTCTGATTGATTATATCCATCTTTACTTTCTGTACCTAACTTAGGTTGTTTACTACTTCTCCAAGTACCATAAACTTTTCCAGAAAGGTCTACAAAATCACCCACTTGAAAATCTATATCTTTCCACCAGTCACCTTCTGGCTTTACTGGTAAATTTTTATAACCATCGTAATCTGCTGTTTTAGCTTCAAATATTAATTCATTATTAGGATTAGATAATACTTTAGATTTTCTATACCAAGAATCAGCTGAAACTAGTGGAGATATTTCTTCTCTACTAGTACCTACAATATTAGCAAACTCAGTTGTAGCTTGCTCTGCACAATTTGTAGTAGAACATTTTTTCCCTGTCTTTGAATTTTCAGTAGCAATAGTAGGCAAACCTGTAAAGGAATAAGAGTTATCTTTAAATCCTGTAATATTTATTTCAGGCATTAAAGTAGTAGGAACATCTCCAGATACTGGCTCTGAAAGTATTCCTCCTGTTTGATATTTAGTCAGCCCTTCGGAAGATGGTGAAAAGTATAAAGGTGTGTCCCTTAATGGCATTTCTCTTACTACATTTGCTCCTGGAAAATAATACTCACCTGAGTTAGGTTCCAGTATTCTTTCTTCTCCTCTATCTGTTTTTACTCGAAGAGGTTGTGACACACCATCCATAGTTATATTGTTAGAGTATATATCTATGTAAGGCCTATTCTTATAAGGTGAGTTATCTTTGTATCCTTGTTGCTGAATATCCCCTCCATATTCCCAAGTACCAAATCTTTTGTGCCAGTATAAAGGACTAAAAGGGTCTTGAGCTTTTGATGAGTTTTTACCACCCATTCTACTCCAGAACTTTTTCTTTCTATCTTTTGAACCATGCTGAGAAAAATCTTTCATACCTTTATACCCACCATGTACTACCTTATAGTCATCTCCTTTTTTAGCAAGTACCATCCATTTTTTACCAGGTCTTGTAGACTGCTTTTTAGCACCTACTTTAGTAAACCCTTTGTTTTTATATCTTTCTGGAATACCCCCACTTTTAAGTTTAGGCAATCCTGTAGCTGGGTCTTTTTCAACATATCTTGTACCTGCCTCTGATGGAGAAACTCCTGGTGTAGTGATAATTCTATCAGAGTCTGGAAATAAAGCTGACATCTTTTGGACAGCATCTATTACCTCAGCTTGTGAATAGTTAGAAGGATTATTTATAATATCTGTAAACTTTGGATTCCATGAAGTACTTTCATTTGCTACATCCACTCTTATAGGTACTTTTTCAGTATCTTCAGTGCTATTTTCTGTAAGACCTCCTCCATACTTAAAATTAAATAATCCAGTAGAAGGCTTTTCTCCAGTCTTTATATACTTCTTAAAGTCATTGACTAATGCCTTATTAAGGAAATCAGTCTCTTCTCTATAAGGCTGGTACTCTTCATTATCTCTACTTGCAAGAATACCTCTAACATAAGCATCTATACCACCATTTCTATCTATAAATTCTTGGCCATACTTATTTACTAATTCAGTGTTAATTTTATCTTTATACTTTTTATATGTTTTATCCTCATCCATAGAGTGAGATATAAAGTCTAGAGCAACAGCTTCCTTTAAGTCTTTATTGCTAATATTCTTAGTATTAATTACAACTCTATTTGCTCCTTCTCCTGGAATCCCTAGCTTTGCAGTAGGTCTATCTTTAAATGGAATCCAAGTATCTTCAGCATCTAAATATTCTAAACCTCTTCCTGTCTTTTTAAGATGTTGAGCCATTCTTTCATCAGCAGGTATAATATTAAACTTTTTTGGAGCACCAACATTGTATAATGCTTTGTTTTCATCCATTACCTCCTTTACAACTTTTCCATAAGGATTATAGTTAGATTCTTTAGGAGTTCTAGTATAGTCTCTTCCTACTAACATAGACATAACTTCCTCAGGAGTACGAACATTAGGATTAGGTTTAATACTGGAATCAGGTTTAGTACTTGAATTAGGTCTGTCAGATAGTTTATCTTCTTTTTTATAAAAGGGTCTAGTTATTTTAAGATACTCTTCAGGTGTTTTATTAGCTTGTTCAGCTCCTTTTCCAAATTTAGTAGGGAATGCTTCTTCAAGAGTGTTTCCATCACGCACTACTTTTCCTAAATAAGTCCTAGTACCTTGTCTTCCTAAAAAATTACTTAGTGCAGCAAGGTCTTCTAAAGAGTAATTGAAATTTTCTATCTGAGGCTTATATTCTTTATATAAGTCATAAGCATCTTTCTCTAAAGGAGTAGTTTCAGTAGAGGCTAAACCTTCATAAAACCTTTTGTCAAATACTGCATTTTGAGCTTTAAAGTCCTTAGAAAATTCTTCTCTTGTACCACTGTATAAATCAGTATCTTTAATTTCAGAAAACCTCTGCCCATACAATCCTGTAGCAGTTGACTCAGGGTTCATTAACAAAACACCTCCTACACTCTCAGCTTGAGATATACCTTCTTTTAAACCTTCTAAGTCTACTCCTTCACTTAAAACACGTTTTGTTTCTACACCTTCTCTCTTTCCCTCTTTATTACTTATTCTAGCTCCATCTTGCATTTTAGGGAGTGAAGAGGGGTAGTAAAACACTCTACCCCTTGAACTTTTTCTTCTAGCCATTATTTCTCAAGTTTAATGTTTTTAGCAGCTTTAATCTTTGATGCATTAGGTTTTTCTCCTGCAGTTGGATTAGCCAGTTTAATTTGTTCAGCTTTGATTTTAGCATCAGCTGCTATTTCAGCAGCCTTTAGTCTAACATCTTGTTCTTTCATCTTAATCATCCTCTCTTGCTGCTTCTCTTGCTGTTTTGCCAACCTATCTTCTTGAGCTATTTGATAGTCCATAACTCTTTTTTGTTCTGCATCAACAAACCCTTGTACTTCAGAAGGAGTAATTTCATTGTTAAATCTAAGAGCTCCAACTTGTGCTTTGTAAATTTCAACTTCATTTCTCATGTGTTGTAATTCTACTTCATGAGCTTGTTGATCTTCTCTACTATCTAATTGCATTTCAGACATTTGTCTTTCATGCTCTTGTTGAGATTGTTGCATTGCTTGTTGTTGTTTTTCACGCTGCTTTTCATACTCATTTGTAAGTTTCTTTAACTCAGATAAAGAGTCAGCTTCTAACATACTAGTCAATGTAGTAAGATTAATCTTATCAGTTTGGATAAGAGCATGAGACATATCTTTTAAATGATTAAAGATTTGCTCTTCTTTTCCAGTATCTGTAGTAAATATTCCTATATCTGCATTAGCATAGTTAGTAGGGTCTATCTCTAATGCAGCTAAAGTTCCATCATCTAATAAAAATCTTTTAACTAATTTCTTATCAGTCATTCTTAAATGCTCAAGTACAGTTTCTATCAAAGTGTTTAGTACTTCAGACCAGTGTAAGTTATGTATCTTAAACTCATAGTCTGTAATATGTGCAGACTGATTTAAATTTTGCTGTGCATTTGTTACACTTTGTCCCATAGAAGTCTGAGCCATTCTCTCTGGAGATACTCCAGCTATAGACATTATATCTTGTTTTAGATAATTAAGTACTTGGTAGTAGTTGATTACATACTGTAAAGTACTTCTAGGCTGAGTACCAGAAGCTGTTGTAGCTATTAAGTTAGCAGCTGCTGGGTTATCTGCATGTTTCAACCTTTGAGTAAATTTAATACCCATAGTATCCATAAAATGAATAAACTCTTTTTTATCCATATTATCTGGTAACTCATCTACATCTATGTTAGTCAAAGGTGGTTTATCCAATGCTATCATGTGCTTCATCTTGTGAGCTACCATAATGTACAATAAGTTAAAAGGCTTAGCTCTATCCATTGTAGACACAGGTGCAGAGTTTAGGTTATTGTATACTACTCCATGGAATCCTAGTTTAACAGAGTTAGGATCCTCTAGTTGTCTGTACTGAAGTTTTTTAGGAGCCATGTTAGTGTAAATGTATTGGTCTATTTCTACACCTTCCCATATCTCATCTATCCACTTCCACTCTAATTTACAACTTCCTAATACCTCGTGCTCAAAATAATAGAAATGTTTTTTTCTACCATACCCTATATCTTCTAGTTCTTTTTTATTTCCTTTAGGCATTTTAAACTCTTCAGATACCATCTCAGTTTGTAATTCACCAAACTCATCTACATAGTCTATAAATCCTACTCTTTTCTGACTTCTCCACTCTACATGTACTACTCTAATTAATGTTTCCATAGTACCTTGTCCATAAGCTCCAATGTGTGCATGTTCATCATTGTAATTGCTCATCCACCTCATTTCAAATGGCTCATTTCTGTACTCAGTATTTTTAGCAGCCATCTGTACATCTGTACCATAGCTACCTCTTAAACTGTTTCTTTGCTCTAGAGATGTTACCTGCTCTTCTGATAATTCAAAAGTAGAAAGTACATCTGACACAGACATATACTCTACATAACCAGCGTAGCTACCATTCTGTATAAACTTAGAGTCTGGTGACTTGTGAAAGAATACATTCAATGGGTTTAATAACTTTACTACAGGCTCATCATTAACAATACCTATCCAAGCATACTCTTCTCCTGCAATCTTACCATGCTTAAATCCATCTGACTTCTTATCTTTTAAGTTTAGTTTTCTTTTATAGTAAGATAACAATTTATTACAAGCTATCTCTCTTCCATCTTGCCAAGTCAACATATATTTTTCTATATCCTGTGGGCTAAAAAGAATCCTAGCTTCTTCTAGTCTTTGCATTTGCTGAGCCAACATCTGCTCATATTCTTCTTGAATTTGCTGGTCCTGCTCTTCATTACCTGTAAGTTGTGGAGGATTATTTTCCATCTGCTCCATTCTAAAAGCTTCTATTTCTCTAGCAAGGCTTTGTTCTAGGTATTGTTGTAGCATTTTACTTTTCTCTCTTTTAAAAGCATTCATGCCTGAAGAGTTAAGTAATATTGCCTTGTGATTAAAAGGTTTATTATCATTCTCACCCAATAATACATTAACTATATTATGAGACCATACTAGTGGAGTAATAATGTCGTGAAAAGTTTCTTTAGTTACATTAATTAAAGAACACTCATACTTCAAATCCTCATAGTCTAACTCATTGTTGTAAAACTTATAGTTAGAAAGTTTTCTTTTGTAGTTATCATAGTTATTTCCTGCAAAAGGTCCATAGTATTGGATGATATGTCTTATCTGTCTTCTAGCCCAAGCATAGTCATCTGCTATTTTATCTTTAAAGCTCTGTCTCTGACTTAAGGGAGCTTCTTGGTAATTAGTATCTATTACCTTATTTTTATTGTTGTCCATAATATCTTCGTTGTTTATTATTAGTGTGAGATAGAATAAAATCATCTTTTCTAAAAGAGTTTATTATACTATTGTGATGATTTATAATCTCTTCTTCTTTCTCTCTTTGTTTGTATTTGTTAAATTTTTCTCTAATTCCTATTATACATCCCATAAATCCCATGACAGCATCAAAGTTATCTTTTTCATTATACTGAATCATCTCTGCTAACAATCTAGGAGATTTTAAGAAATGTAAATTCATTTTTTGTTGTTGGTTCTGGTTTTCATTACCTAGTACTCTGCACTCTTTTAACCAATCTGCCAAGTAATCTATGGCATTATCTTTTATAAGCTTATTACTCATAGGGTATCCATAAGTAATTTGCTTTGTCCACCCACCTTTAGGGTTGAATACTCTTTGTGGTTGAGTAGCTAATAAGTGTAGCTTACCTCTTTTTCTAAAATACTCTACTGTATTACCTACCTGGTTCTCAAAATAAATCATACCAGGAGTATTTCCATAATACATAGCCATCTTTTCTAGTATTTCATTGACAGCTTCTCTACCATTATAAGGTCTACCTATATATTCAGCTACTAGCTCATAATATCCATACTTTAATGGATCTAAGGCTGTCTTTAATACAAATATACTAGATAATGAACCTTCTGATGTAGTATGGTCTTTTGCAATAGGGTCATGTCCTATTACATATAAAAAACCAGGTACATCCTTATCTGTTATTTCTATAGGGTGCTCATATATAACTACTGCACCTTCCTGACTATATCCTTTAGGTACTGGGTATTGAGTAATAGCCTGTAGCTTTTGAGATGTATCAGGATTAAACTTTACACCTGCCTTCTCATTACTAAATACCAACTCTCCTACTGTTGCATAGCTATGGAACTTTTGGTGTAGTGTTATTTCTCTATAGTGATCCATTAGCTCTGGTACAGGTAACCTAGATGCTACAGAAGACATAAACATCTCAGAAGGTTTAATAGGATAATTCATCATTTCTCCTTCTAGTCCTTTAGCATCTTTATTGTCTATGTATTTCTGCCTTCTTTTTATATAAAAATCTATAGCAGCCTTTACATTAGTATTACCATCCCCATCTTTAAACTGTCTTGCAGTTAAGAAAGCAGGTAAAAAGAAAGCTATCTTTCCAGTATTTTCATATATATCATCAAAGGCTACAGTGTCAAATGTCTCAGGATTTAAAAACCATTTCTTAGCAGCTATGATAGTCTGCATATTTCCTGAAGTACCTAATCCTATCTGACTACCAAACTGAGTACCTTCTATTGATACTGTTGCTTTGTTAGAGTTATAGGCTTCTTCTAATAATTCTGTTAGACCTATCTCTTCATATAGCAACTTACCATATCTACCCCCAGCCGCAGCCTCAGCTCCATCTTTCTTCTGAGTAGAATATACCACATGGGCTATATATGACCCTGAACCTTTTTTCATCCAGGTTCCATTAGAGTTTATTTGATACTCATGTCTCCACAAGTTATCTTTATTGTTAGGCTTTAAAGAGCCTGTCATTTCTTTATAGAGTGGAGATGGTACATAATCATCTTCCCCTAGTTTGCCCCAAGCTCCAAAAGAAGGGTTAACAGCTAACTCATTCATAGAGTCACCTATCTTTTTAGCAAACTCTGAAGATTTAGATGTAGCTCCAGAGCCTATACAAACTTCTGCCTTTGGAGGATTCTTGATAGACTCATCTGTATAGTACTTTAAGCCATTAAAACATATTTCGTGCTTACTAACAGCTAGAGCATAATAATAAGACTTACCACCCCCTCTACTTCCCATCTCTACAATGTTAGAAGCTGGGTTCCAATATAACTGTTTACCCAAGGGCTTATCCTTTAGCTCTGTCATATTTTCCCAAGCACTTTTGTACTTTTTAAGTTCACCTCTCTTGTTAACTATTGTACTGTATCTTCTAGGGTTAACCTTTTTTATAATAGACCTCAACTCTTCTTTGCCAGGCAGTACTAATACATCAGATGTATACTCATCATCTTCACTCCACCCAGAAAATCCTTCTGCTACTTGTACCATATAAGACCTAGCCCATTCTATGTCTCTTACATCTGGCTTAATCTTAATTCTTGTATTCTCTACCTCATTAACATCTAAGATAGTACAAAAGTTAGCATAAAAATACAATCTACCAGGTACAAATCTTTTTTTACCAAATTGGTTAATCCAAAACCCTTCTATACACTTTCTCTTTACTTCTTTCCAGTATTGTATATATCTTGTGTCGTCAGGATGATACTTTTTTATCTCCTCCTTTATTAACTCTAGATTTTCTATCTTAATTAGAAAGTTCTCTACAGCAGATATATTAAAGTCTAGTTCTTGGTCCATTAAATTAATCCTCTTTCAGAAGCAGATTCTTTTCTGCCTCCTTTCAATCTTGACTGGCTTTTTTGTTTTACAAATCTTTCTTCTACTGCTTCAAAGTTCTCATATATCTTTGAAGTTTTAGAATAAGCATTGTCTAGGTCTTTCATTGTATCAAAGTTATAATCTGCTGATGCTAAGAATTTAGCTCTCTTAGTTAGAGCATCCTTCTCATCTTTCAAAGCTCTCTCTACTGCAGATAAGCAGATAGATGGATACTTTTCAATGCAAATTCTTATCTCTTCTCTTTCAATATCAAAGTCTGGGTTAAATACTTCCTTTAACATATCCAGTCTTTCCTTCTCAGGTATTCTATAAAATTTGTTTTTATCTTCATCAGGGTCTGACATAAAAAAGATACACCACATATCCTTAGAAGATTTCTCTTTATTCTTAGACTTGTCTTGGTTATACAAGTTGTTAAAAGAGGGTAGATACACTAGCTGTGGGTTTACCTCCCAAAAGTTTTTATTTTCGTATTGAACAGATTCGTTAACTAAACTCATTTTACTCTTTTAAAAACATAAGTAAAGAATAGATGAAATGTGCCTACAAAAAGAAAATAAAAAAATATAAATTTCCAATCTACAATTAATGCAATAATTAAAAATATAGAAAAGTTTCTAATCAAGCCAAAAAAATGCCAGGCATCTGTTAAGCTAACTAACCAAGTAGAACTGAGAAAAAATCTTTCCCCTTTAGACTTGTCTCCATCTTTCCATTTATTTTTCCAAGATTCCTTTGGATTCCACCAGTTACCTAATCTTTGAAATACAGATGTATCAAAATGAAATAAAAGTTTGTCTTGGATACCTTTTGTGATACCCAAGACTAAACTTAAAAAAATTAAACTACTTATTTCTACGCAATCCATTTGTAAATTTCCATTTCAATTTTTCTCCAATAGAAAAATTTCTCCACTTCTTTCTATCTAGTTCTTCTAAACTAGGTTCTTTAAATATAACTATAGCTCCAAACATTCCTATAAATAACAAGGCAATTATAGTATAGCCTATTGTTACCCATAGCTGTTTTTCTGTCCATACTAAAGCAGCTGCTCCTATTGACAGTAGGAAAAAAGGAATCATTAATATTAATGCTTTCATATTGTTGTTTTTTTATTACTTAGTAGCAGGAGAGGGACTCGAACCCTCCTGGTCTAGATTATGACTCTAGTGGATAACCTCTATCCTACCCTGCATATCCATTTAGGCCTCTGCTGTTTCTGTTTCAGCTGGCTCTTCTACTTTAGGAAATACTACCTCTTCAATCTTACTCAAGATGTAAAGGTGTTTGTCTCCTTCAAAAACATTAGACTTTGCAATGTCTACAAAAATCTTCAGTTGTTCAATTGTTTCATAGGTGTTCTTGTCACCTAGTTGTTGTCTTAGCATTGCATTTTCTTTTAGCAATGCTTGGATCATTTCGTCATTTGACATTTGTGGTTGATTATTTGACTTATCTTTAGGTCTGTTACTCATTTTTTTTATATTAACTTATATTCAATTATTTTTCTAATACTGCTTCAATTTCTGGAAGTACTACCTTAATTAAGTAGTGATCTTCTTCATCGTAAGAAACTGTTTCTCTTCTTGTCTTGTATTCCTTTCTCATAATTGAGAAGGCATCAGAAGGTAGTGATAAAAATATTACATCTCCTTCTTTGAAATCAAAACCTTGAGTTTCCATATCTTTTCTAACTTTGTCAGATATTTTCACTACTACTGCTTTCTCTGTAGTTAGCTTCTTAGCTCTAGGCTTTGTTTTCTTTCTAAACGTCTCTTCTTCAAAATATTCTTCTTCGTCTGTAATCATAAGCCCTTCCTCTGTTTCTTCTTTTACAAAGAAGGGAGCTACTAAAACTATATTACCTTGTAGTTTATGATTATCTAAGTAGCTAAATGTTTCTGAGTTCTGTATATCATTATTATACTCCTCTACCGTTAAACTTTCTAGTTTTCCTTCCATTTACTCTATCATTAATTCTGTTTGGGTTATAATACCTGCTGTAGTTAAATACATCGTAGCAATTGACACTGCATTTTTCAATGTTGTAGTAACTACCTTTGTAGGGTCAATAACACCAATTTCAATACCTTGCCCTCTTTCACCTGTCTTCAGGTTAATGGCGGGGTTATTTCCATGTACGTTAAACTCTGCGTCTCCATATATCTTAAAGAAAGGAGTCATCATAGTCTCTTTTAGAATGTTTGCAGCAACTGAAGTCTCTTTCATAGCTAGTGCCTCATTAAGTAAGGTCACTCCACCACCATCTACAACTCCTTCTGCCAAAGCAGCCTTAGTAGCATGCAACGCATCATCAATTCTATCCTTCGTTTCTTTCATCTCCACTTCAGACTTTCCTCCTGCGTAGATTATTCCCACTCCGTTTGCTAAAGATGCGATTCTCTCAGTTAGCTTCTCTCTCTTATAAGCTGAATCTTCTTCTTTCAACTTAGCCTTTAAAACATCGATTCTCTCTTGAATCTCTTTGTTTTTACCAGCTCCACCTAAGAAAGTAGTTCCATTAGAGTCAATTACTATCTTCTTAGCTCTACCTAACTGAGTAATCTTAGTGTTAGTCAAAGATAACCCATAATCATTATCTATAAACTCTCCACCAGAAAATAATGCCAAGTCTTCTAGCAATTCTTTCCTTCTAAGCCCATATCCAGGTGTAATAACTGTAGCAGTACTTAACAATCCCTTCTTATGATTCAATACTAAAGTAGACAGTGCAGTACCTTCAATATCCTCACACACTATTACTAGTGGCTTTCCTACCTTAGCTACTTCACTAATCACTGAGTAGATTTCCTTAATATTGTTAATCTTCTTATCATAAATCAAAATATAAGGCTCTTCCAATTCTACCTTTAGCTTAGACTCATCAGTTAAAAAGTGCTGAGTGTGATAGCCTCTTTCCATATAAAAGCCTTTTGCTACATCAATGTAAGTATCAGGCTTCTTACTTTCTTCAACTATCAAAGAACCATCATAGCCAATCTCCTTATAAGCATCTGCAATAAACTTACCTATTACACTATCATTATTAGCAGAAATTGTAGCTACAGCTTCTATAGCCTCATAGTTATTCTTAATATCAAGGCTCTTTTCCTTTACATTCTTAATAACTACATTTGCTAACTCTTGTAGTTCCTTCTTAACTTCAGTTACATCAGTAATCTGGTCTCTATTCTTTTCAATGTTTTCAACTAGTGCATTTGTAAGCACTGTTGCAGTAGTAGTCCCATCTCCTGCTTCCATTAAAGTATTCAAAGCTACTTCTCTTACCAAGTCTATACCCATTTGTTCAATTGGGTCATTAGACCTTACTTCTTTTGCTACGGTAACTCCGTCTTTACTTACATGTACTTTACCATTGGCTCTTCTAATTATTACATTCTTTCCTAATGGTCCCATAGTAAGACTTACCATTCGTTCCAAGGTATTTATACCTTTCTTAAATTTTAACAGATCTTCAGGCCTGTTGGTTACTATATTCATATTTTCTTATCAATTCCTCTAAATTTTTCAATCCTTTTCTATATTTTAGTTTTTTAATATTTCCTTTTTTATAAGAGTTTATAAACTTCTCTCTTATCTTATACAGAGATTTATCACTCAAATTAAAACTCCCAAAATGGTGGAGTAAAACACTTTGTGGTAACCCCTTCTTAATATGATTTCTTACATCTGTAAAAATATAATCTACCACATACTTTACTAAACTTTCAGAAACCCCATACTTCTCAGCTATATCCTTATTTAATTTTGATAATATTGGGTCCATCTTCTAGCATCTTTAAGTCACATCCTGCATACACATTCAGAGCATTTTCAAATATTATATCCTCTTCTGAATAATTCATCTCCTCTGCTAATTCGCTAAGGTAATAAGGATCCAAATAAATT